TTGTGTTTCGTGTGTTTCTTGTGTTTCGTGTGTTTCTTGTGTTTCGTGTGTTTCTTGTGTTTCTTGTGTTTCTTGTGTTTCTTGTGTTTCTTGAGTTTCGTGTGTTTCTTGTGTTTCTTGTGTTTCTTGTGTTTCTTGTGTTTCTTGTGTTTCTTGTGTTTCTTGTGTTTCTTGAGTTTCTTGATTGTTATAATCATCAGCATTATATTTGGTTTCATTATCTATGTAATTATAATGTTTGTATTGATTGTCATAGCACCGGTATTCATCATCTTCATTGCACTGGTATTCATCATCTTCATTGCACTGGTATTCATCATCTTCATTGCACCGGTATTCATCATCTTCATAGCACCGGTATTCATCATCTTCATTGCACTGGTATTCATCATCTTCATTATATTGATTGTCATAGTCACAGTCACAGTCACAGTCACAGTCTTCATTATACATATCATAGTATTCTCGTGTGTATTGCCATAATAATGGCTCAACTTGATCTACAATTTTTGTGGGTATATATATTGGCAATTGCGGTGAAACAGAACCGTCCGTATAATCATCATCAGATGTACTGTCGTATGTATCACTATTATCATTACTTGAACGATAATAAAATTCCATTGATTTTGTAGGCGTATTAACTAAATCATTTGATACAATTGATTTACTCACAACATCTTCAAAATCATATACTTCCATATTCATATTCTTATCAAATAAATAATTATCTCTTGTTTTAACTTCGATTATCGAGTCTATTTTTTGTAATTCAATAGAATATCCTTTATTCACGAGCGACGTTATAACTGAATATCGAAGTTCTTTTGTGCTTATTATGCTATATTCCGATAATTCCAATATAAGATGATATGTTTTAAAGATACGCGATGTATGTAATGACATAACAAAATGTGCTTTATCCACGGGACTATAATTAATAACCATAAATGGCATAAATGCGTCATAATATTTTAATTGAATCATATCCCCAAAACTAGGTGCGCGCTGATTAACACGCTGTAAATGGTAAAGTTGTATATAATTCAAGGGAAACTGACATATAACTGATTTATTCGATATAATCGTGTATTTTATATTTGAGATATATATTTGTAATATATTAGGTGGATTCATTTTTGGGTAATATGATGTTCCATCATATTCAACTTCATACAATGTTGCCAATCCATTGTCCAAATTCTCGTCAGCAGATTCATAGCCGTCTGTTTGATTATCATCATCGTCTATATTTTTAACATACCATAACGAGCAAGGATATTGCCCGTGGATACAAATAACTTGACCCATTTCCATTTGTGTCGTCTCTGTTTTAAAATAATCTATGGAATACATTTTTATATATATACCTATATTATTTTTTATATTGATAAAAAATAGCGGTAACTATTCCAAATAATATACCACCCCATACTGAATCTAATAAAACTGTTTGCCACCTCCAATTTGTTATAATTGCTTTTGTTGTTAATTCATAAATACCGTATATAACTACACCCAATATAAATGCTTCAAAAATGGATTTTTTTTCGCGAATGATAAAATAATATAGACCAAAAACAATAAGAATATAGCACAATACGGCTGCTAAAAAATCCATTTTCAGTGGTGAATTTTGTACATCCATAATTTGTTTTGAAAATATATTTCGGATTCCATATAAATAAAAACAATCGATAACAAGAATAAGAATTGTTAGTATAATAATATCGGCAGGTAAAGTGTAATTATTCATTGATTATTATATCATAACTATATTTTTTATTTTGTATGCATAAACAACATAAAAAATAGTATCACACATACCACATCACCACATCACCACACCACATCACCACATCACCACATCACCACATCACCTTACAACTGAACAGCACCTGACGCCAGAAGCGCATCCTTGAAACGCAAACTAACAATCCATCCATTCATTGTCGAATTATAATACACAGGTCTGTCCAATCCAGTTAGGTCAAGAGTCCACGTGCGAGGAGTAGCTTTGAGAAGCTTGGAATCAGTCGTCGAGAGAACATAGCTGTTTTTAGTTGTAGGATTCAAACGAAATTGCCATCCACGAAGCGTCGATGAAGTTGAAGAACTCTTCAAAATAACTTCCACTTCCTCGACTTCCACCTCCTCCACTTTGTCAGTGTGTGAGTTTGAAACGTAAGAAGCACCAGATACAAGAAGTGCGTCCTTGAAACGCAATCCAATGAGCCAACCGTTCAAAGTCTCATTATAATACACTGGTCTGTCCAGTCCAGCGAGGTCAAGAGTCCAAGTGCGAGGAGTAGCCTTGATAAGCTTGGAATCAGTTGTCGAGAGAACATAGCTGTTTTGCGTGGTAGGGTTCACATAAAATTGCCAACCAGAGAGACGGACAGCGGATGGCGCAACACCAACATCGACCTCGACCTTGGGCTGGGTTTCAACTTTGACTGTTGCATTCCTTGACACATAAGAAGCACCCGCCGCAACAAGAGCATCCTTGAAACGCAATCCAATAATCCAACCATTCACACTTGCGTTATAATATACCGGCCTGTCCAATCCAGCAAGGTCAAGCGTCCAAGTGCGAGGAGTATCTTTGAAAAGCTTTGAATAAGATGTGTAAAGAACGTAGCTATTTTGGGTGGAAGGATTTAGGTGAAATTGCCATTTGGACAAATCCTCTGTGACATCATCACCACTTGATACAAGAATGGTTTCGTACTTTTCTTCTTCTTGTTTGACACACTTTGACGAAGTAGTGTTGCTGGTGGTACGCTTGACAATTCCAGCCGATAAAAGCTCTTGCTTCAAGCTCAATGACGCAATCCAACCCTTATACGTCTTGCTATAATACAATGGACTACTGAAACCCGAAAGTTCAGTTTCGATAATCGTTGGAATGTAAATACCCGAGTCAAATGATACATTACCGGATGAAACACTGCGAATTTTTCCATAGGTTGCGGGTGGCTTGATAACATATGAATTCTTTGTAGAGTGGTTCATACGATACGTCCATCCAGAAAATTCAGCTCCATACGAAATGGAATCGTCTGCACCGTTGTAATAATCACAATACGGAACAACAACATAAATATTGTTGTAAGTAGGATACTCCAATTCATACTTTGTCAAGCTCATCCCAATATAGTTCTTCATCAACGTCTCTTGAACGATATGTGTCAAGTTATGAATACTAAACTCGAATACACGATATTTTGATGTATCGACACGGGGCATAATAGATGTCATCAATCCCCTTGAATCAATAGATACTTGGAATAAATCACTTTGCCTGCAGAGAGACTCATATTCTTCAATATTTGAATATCCTGTTGCCGACAATACGGTATGGATGGTAGCATCACTAAAATGCTTAAGATAAAAAGCGAGGTTTACAGTTGCGGAAGACATTACGTATATATATCAGTGGAAGCATATTCTTTAAATTCATATCAAAGATGTAAATCAAATTTTTTTGATAATCGTTCAAATGTATATTAATCCCGAGCGTGTATCATAATAATAGACTTGATTTGAAAAACTGACATGTCGCATAATACGGTTTTTGGTAGAATGTGTATTATTTTTCATTATCCATATATCACGTTCATCAATCAATTTACAACAACGCGCACTAACATCGGGAAGCATATTATATTCTAATAAAGTTGGAATATCAAGTGGTTGTCTACTATAAGGGTCATATTGATTATTGAACTGTATTAAGTGTGATAATATAATAGTCGAATCAACTATCATCTTACTATTTGGTAATTCATAAGGTTGAGTTATAATACACCCCATAATTGGGTCTAGAAATTCATCCGGTAGTCCATCACAAATATTAGTTATAGGATGCGCACATAGATGATTATGATACACTTGATAAATAGATTCTTGTGAATGAATATCCACATCCAATTTCATCATATAATCGTGAAATTCAGGAAAATATCTTGATGAAATATCAATAAAATTTGTAGTTTTAATAAACTGTTTTATACCATAATGTAATGGGCCTAATAATTTATTGCGCATCACATCCCATAAAGTTACACCGCGCATTTTTATTAATAATATGTTGTCATATATTATTTTCAAATAACAACAGCAAAAATTAACAATATGGTACATAACTGGGTCAGTTGCGTATGTATAACTATAATGAATTAGAAATTCTATTTGTAAATGATATCTATCTATATAGGGTACCATTGTTTTCAATATAATCGATTGTAGTAATTCAATTGTATAATTTTGCGTAATTACAACCGATCGATATTTATCTATTAAATATTCAAGCGTTTGCAGAATATCATTCCAAGCATTTATTGTAATATTTTGAATAGTATCAACTGGAATATTCATATTTGGATGCGTATTCCATACAATCATTATCATTTCCAAAATATACGTTTTATAAAAAAACTTTTCAGTATGCAAATCTACACCAACTAATGAATTAATATGTATAAATAACGTGTATAATGTGGATAAAAAATCAGGTGGGCATATTTGTTTTATATTTAATTTCCTAAATTTTTCCAATAGATATAATATTTTTAGTGCAGTTATTTTAACAAATGGGCTTGTAAATGAATCTTTTTTAAGAATAATATGATAAATAAACTGAAATATCCCCACTTTCATACTATCAATATGCGTTGAATTAGACGACGATTCCGCAAAATTATTCCAAAAATATAAAATTTCATATAATGTTTCTTCTCGTATTATTGTTTGCTCACCATTTCCTACAAATGAGCCACAATAAAGCGATATGATATGAATGACCGATGGAATATAACATTCATTTCGAATATATCGATTATTTAGTTCTACATATGAATTCAATGTATCACTTAATAATGTATTGAATTGTATAATATTTTTACAATTCATATTTTGAAGAAGCAAGCTATAAAATGTTATACGATATAATGAATACGTTATGTAAAATAATTTAGAAATTTGACACAAATCGCTTATATCCGCATTTATATTATGAATTCGGTCAAAACATTGCTGATAGTCTATATCATCCGGACATTTAACCAATAAATCATTTAATAATTCGTGAGCAATTACCATACAATTACATAAAAATGTATATGTATTCATTTCATCTATTTTATACATACTGTCAAATACTTGAAGTTTTGATGAATTTGCCGCTATGACAGATATAAAAAAATTTATAATTGTATCGGGTTCCATTTCATACACGTACCGAACATAGGTTATTGATGCATCCAAACATTTCTTAAGAATTTCACGCGATACTTCGCGATTGGAAATTTCTACATTACATTGAACCGGACACAACATTTTCCCAAAAATAGATTTGCGTTCAATTTGGTCGCTCGTTAATTCACAAAAACTATCTTTAATCATAATAGGATGTAATAATATTCCACATATAAAACGGTAATCGATTTTATCATCTGGAACTGTATATAGCTTTAAGGTTAATGTATCTATAAATCGCATCGATTGAATGTTATTAAGTATAAAATGTAAATAATCCACCATCCACTGTTCAATACAGTCAATTTCTGCCCAATTTAATTTTGTAAAAAAAACATATCCATATGTTACCATATATCTCGTAATAATATGATATGTTTGTTGTGTTTCGAAAGATACGTATTTCAAAGGCATGTGTCTATCCATAAATTGAACTACATCACAATATCGGTCATAAATTTGTGACAAATGACGCGAATTTAATTGTGATACTATTTTTGATAATTTATTATCTAATTCATCTATATGTGCTTGAAATACATATTGAATGTCATACATATGTATCTATTTCTATATATGTATTGTGTGGTTTTTTTAAGTTATTACTGTTATATGAAACTACTTAAAAGTATAGACCGGCTATATATTATCATTCATTATGTCAAGTGACAATTACTATCAGTCGTTATATACGCGCAACGAATATAAAGAAAATAAATTAGATTATGGAACACTGACTGAATCGAGTCCCCGGTTTACAGTAGCAATCCCAAATATTACATTACCCCTTAAAGAACATCAAAAAACAATGATGTATGCGTGTTTAGAATTAGAAGGTTCATTACATTCATCATTAGCACGAAACACTGAATATGCTGATGGACAATTCAAACCAATCATCTTAAAATCGAATATAGGCGTTATAGGTGATTTACCTGGTTCAGGTAAAAGTCTCGTCGTTTTAGCAATTATCGCGAATCAACCCACCATGACACCCTATCGAATGATACGTCATTATATCAATTATCGAGATATGGGGCTTTCGATTGAAAGAGATTTATTAGATGAACGCAAATTGCTTCTATCAGCAAATCTCATCTTGGTTCCACATACAATCATTATTCAATGGGAAAAATATATATCCACGAATACAAACTTATCCTATATAAAAGTGAATAACAAAAAATCGACATTATTCACTTTAGAAAAACTGCAAACTGTTCAAATTTTACTTGTTAGTGCCAACTTTATTGATGAATGTTTAGACAATATTATTAATATTCATACTCTCGCTCAAGTTGAATCGGATCTAATTTTACGCGAAAATATTGTATTTCAACGCGTATTCATCGATGAAGCGGATAATATCAAAATTCCAACGGGAATTCACGTATATGGATTATTTCATTGGATGATTTCTGGGAGTATTTATAATCTTTTTTTTCCATCCGGAAGTTATGTTGTTCGCGCAGATAGAGATGGTTTATATTCATATTCTAATCGCGCAATTCAAAATGTTTCTGGATTAAATCGCAATAATGGTATTCGTGGGTTCTTTCAAACATTAATTGCTGACTACAATGTCATTTTATATATTTGGGAACATATCTTATGTAAAAATCATCCCAATTTTGTAAAACAATCATTCAATATACCTGCGCTAACACGCATTTTATACGAGTGTAAAACACCAGAAAGTATTCATATATTATACAATACAGTTAATAAAGATGAACTAATGGGTTATATTAACGCGAATGATATTGATTCATTGAAGGAAAAATTGGGATTTGCTGTAGAATCTCAAACGTCGATATCGGATATGCTATCCATTAATTTGAAACGCAATCTCGGCAATGAAATAAAACACTACGAATATATAGGTTCATTGGAAATCGATGCAGATGATAAAGCAGAACGTTTAGAAAAAATACATAAAAAGATAGATGAAATGAAAACATCCATTGCTGATGTAGAAGAACGCGTGAAAATAACGGCGGATAGTATGTGTCCTATTTGTAGGGATACATTGACACAACCTATTGGTAATACAAGTTGTTGTAAAAATATGTTTTGTTTCGAATGTATAACGTCATATTTTACATGTTCTGGTGGTAAAACAGGTGAATGTCCGTGCTGTCGTGCCAAAATCGGTTTAAAAGGGATAACAATTGTAAGTAATACGGCATTGATATCAAAATCTAACGCACAGAAATATATAACAAAGGAAGATATGTTTATCGAACTATTATGTCAAAAAAATATGACGTTGTCAAGAAAATGGTTGATTTTTTCTTCGTTTGACGCAACCTTTAATGGTATTATCAATCAGTTGGATAGTAGAGGAATACGTTATTCAAAATTATACGGAACTGTTCAACATATTCAAAATGTTATTAATGATTTTCGCGATGGAAAGATACAAGTTTTATTATTGAACGCTATTCATTTTGGAATGGGACTCAATTTGGAAATGGCAACAGATATCTTAATTTATCATAAAATGTCTATTGAAACGGAGAGACAAGTCATAGGTCGCGCACAACGTCCTGGTCGGTCATCATCGTTAAACATTCATTATTTATGTCATACGAACGAATTGACGGAATATAAATTGCGGTATCCTGAGTCTGCTGTATTGAATCGTATTGAACAATCAATTGTACTATAATATGTATAATATGTATAATATCTATAAATCAAAATTAAAACTACACGATTCAAGTTTTAATTTTGATTATGAATAGACTTTTTGGTTTGTTTCGTTCGTTTTTTACTGACACGTCCTGGCAGTGATAATGGATTTCCATCAAACTCTTTAATTATCAATCCTACTGGAAATTTTATACCTTTCAGTGATGTTATTTTATTATTTTGCAATTCAAGTCTATCCAAATTAGATGAAAATTCGACACCATATAAATCGATTATATTGTTGTCATTTAATCGAAGTGATTTTAAGCTATTAGGCAATATTACATCTTTTAGCGATGTAATTTTATTATCGCTTATATATAAATGTACCAAATTAGATGGAAATTCTGCTCCAACCAAAGAGGTTATTTTGTTGCTATTAAAATTAAGTATATACAAACTATTTGAGAATTTAAACCCGGATATTGTTTTTATTTTATTGATACCTAAATTTAAATGTGACAAATTGGTGGGAAATTCTGCACCTTCTAATGAAGTTATTTTGTTCTGGGATAAAAATAAATCTATTATATTCGATGGAAATGTAACACCATCTAATGATGTTAATTGGTTGTTTGATATATTTAGCATAGTTAAATTAGATGGGAATTTTACACCATTCAATAATGTTATATTATTATTGTATAAACTTAATTTTTTTAAACTCGTTGGAAAGCTTACACCACACAATGATGTTATTTTATTATAGTCTAATACTAGTTTATTTACACTATTGGGAAATTTAACTCCATTCAAAGACGTTATTTTATTATTGTTTAATATTAGTTCTGTTAAACTATGTGGAAATTTAACTCCATTCAAAGATGTTATTTTATTATGTTCCAAGTTGAGTTCTGTTAAACTGTGTGGAAATTTAACTCCATTCAAAGATGTTATTGCGTTATTATCTAATGTAAGTTCTTTCAAACTATTTGGAAATAATACTCCATCTAAAGATGTTATATTATTCCGGTATAAAAATAATTCTGTTATACTCGATGGAAATTTCACACCATTTAACGATATTATGTTATTTAGATCTAAATCTAATCTTACCAGGCTAGGTGGAAATTTCACGTCGTTCAATGATATAATTTTGTTTTGGGATAAATTTAGCGTTTTTAAATTAGATGGAAATTTTACTTGATATAACGATGTGATTTGTGTATTTCGTAAATCTAATTCTGTTGCGTCAGGTGATAGTTGTAATACATTTTGGTCTGCTGTAGTTGGATACATCATATTATATAATATAATAAATGATTTTGCGTGAATTTATTTTTAACTATAAATAATAATGGTCAAATAGTCACTAACTATTAAAAACAAGAATATTACTCTTTTTCTATAATAATTTATATAAGTTCCGTTTTTTGTTTTACAACTTTTACAGTAATTCAGTTTTATTCATATCGTTTTTGGAATAATTATTTTATATTTTATGTACTTATAAACCATAATCAAATGCCCAATCATCTATTTCTTTTGGCGTTTTACACCCTTTTTTAATTGCCTGAGTATAACTCCAATATTCTACAGGTTTTACAATCCATTTGTTTGTTTTTAAACTTATTACGCCTGAAACATCAAAATCAAATAATTTATATGTTCCATTATTGCTTATTCCAATATTATCTTTTTTCCATTCGATATACATGATACCTAATTTTTGCAGAAAATCCTTCACATTTTTCATAATGTCTATCATTTGTGTTTTATCCAATGGCGTTATTACATCTAATTCTTCCATATCAATATGAGTATCTGTTATGGCATAATATGTGACAATATTTGGATGAGGTTTTTTTTTTAAAATGCTAGCAATTTTACGTTCAGCTCTTATACTTATTATCTCATTTCGACTAAGTGGAATAGAGTTATTAAATTTTTTTCTAAAAAACGGTTTCCCATTATAAGTTTCATCGATGTCAGTAATCATTCCATCAGCGTAAATTTTTGAACCACCATACATAACTGTCGATTTCTTACGCCTTGACATACTTTTTGTTAAAACGTGATTTTGTTTCTTACTAATTCTAACAAAACATTTATTTTTCTTGGTTATTGAATTAGACATTTATATAATATATAAGCATATTTATACAATCTAGATTACAAATATTTATTTTATAACTTGGCACCGATTGATTTTTTAGTTTGTTTCGTTTGTTTCCTACTTCGGCGTTGTGAGTGTAGTGTAGGTTTTGAAATGGGATTATTGAGTAATGATAATTTTTGCATACTCGTCGATGGGAATATTGCTCCATCTAACGACCTAATTTTGTTATTATTCATCGACAATTCTATTAATTGTGGTGGTAGTTCAACTCCATTAAGTGTATCTATTTTATTATTATCGAATATTAAATTTGACACACTTGTTGGAAATGTAATACCATTTAATGATGCGATTTGATTATCTGATACATTTATTTCTTTCAAACGCATAGGTAATGGCAGACCATGTAATGTCGTCAGTTGCATATGAATCAAATGTAATACTTGCAAACCAGATGGAAATTCAATAGTATCGAATGCAGATGCTGATACAGATGTCGATGTTTCATATTCGTGTCTTCCTGATACATATAGTTTTTTGAGACTTGATGGAAATTTTATGCCCGATATATCAGTTATCGATGATATGTTATTCCCATGTAAATATAGTTCTAGTAAACTTGATGGAAACGTTGCTGAACGTAATGATCTTATTCGATTCTTGTCCAAATTTAGTATAGTTAATGTGTCTGGAAATTCAACGTCTTTCAATGATGAGATTCGATTGCCATGTAAACTCAATTCAATTAGACCCGATGGAAATTCAACTTCTTTCAATGAGGTTATTTGATTATTCCCGAATTGAAATATTGACAATTTCGGTGGAAATACAATCCCGTGCAACGATGTGATTTTATTATTTTCTAATGACAATTCGATAAGGCTATGTGGAAACTGTATTCCTTCCAAGGAAGTCAGTTGATTCCAATTTAAATATAGCATTGTTATCCCATTTGGGAATATGATTCGACTCGATGACGTTATTTGAGTCCAACGCAAGTATAGATGTTTCAAACCTCGAGGTAAGTGTGTAATATCATTTGCACTTATTTTACATCCATACAAACTTAGACTATGTAAGTTTGTTGGTAATTTTAATCCTTCTATTGATAATGTGTTCCCGTCATTTAAATGAAAGGGTGGTATAGGTTGTATAGTTCCATATAACACGAGTTCTTTTAAATTGGGTGGTAATAAAAGATTTGCTAACGATACAGCAAGTGAATAATTCAAATATAATTTTGTTAAATTGGATGGAAATGATATTCCTGTAAAAGAAGTTGCGGTAGGATTACTTACATATAATACCTTTAGATTAGATGGAAATTCTATACCACCACTGATATGCACACTTAGTTCCATCAACCCTTTTGGAAATACAACATCCGTCGTTGATGTTATTTGATTCCAATATAAATCGAGTTTTTTCAAACTTGATGGAAATTCTACTCCTTCTAATGAGGTTATTTGATTCGAGCTTAATCCAAGTCGTATTAAATTGGGTGGAAATCGAACCCCTCTCAAAGATGATATTTTATTATTGACTAAATCCAATTCCAATAATCCAGATGGGAATTCTGCATCTACCAATGATGTTATTATGTTATCGGATAAATTTAGTTTTGTTAAATCACGTGGAAATTCTACTCCATCTAAAGAAGATATCTTATTTTTAGATAAAATTAGTTCTGTCAAACTATCGGGAAATTCTACCCCATCTAATGACGAAATTTTGTTCCCATCTAATCCAAGTTCTGTTAGTTTAGCTGGAAAATTAGCACTATCTAATGGTGTAATTTGATTCCAATTTAAATTCAATTTCATCAATCCACGTGGAAATTTAACTTTATGAAGCGATGTTATTTGATTACTGCTTACATCCAATTTGATTAAGCCCTTAGGAAATGTAACCTGTCGCAATGAATTTATTTTGTTAAGATATAAACTCATTTCCGTTAAACCTGGTGGGAATTTAACCCCTTCCAATGATGTTATTTCTGCGCTATGAAGATCAAGAACTTTTAGACAAGATGGACATTCATTTAAATAATTTTGTAGTGTATCGGGTGTATTTAAATTCAATAGACCTTTGAAAATTTGATGAACCATATATAATAGATAAATAAAATTTATATTATCTATTATATTTAGTTATAATTACCATTTATGAATTGTAAAAATTTGATATTTTATTATTGTATTAAATCGATATTATTTGTTATTCTCAATCAAAATGAGTAGATTTATTCCTAGTTTTATATCAAGTATGTTCGGTGGTGGTAGCGCTGAAGCTACTGATTCTGTTCAACCTACATCTATCGACCCGACGTATATATGTCCGCTATCAGGGCGAATTATGACCGACCCAGTTATTGCTTCAAATGGGCTAACCTATGACCGTTCGGCAATTGATTCTTATTTCGCAGCGTTTCAACCCGACCAAGAAATTGTATCACCAAGTGATGCACTTGCTAAAATCGAGCGCAACGTATTTCCAAATATAATGTTGAAAGAACACATTAGAAAATATAGAGAGACAATTGAACCCACATCGTTGGTTACTATTTCACATTCGATCTCGAATACAATTATCCCAAATGATGGAACCAATTCAAAAACATTGGTGCTTACACTTGTCCCAACCCCAAAAGCAATTTCAAACAAGCCCGTCGGCAATGATATCGTGTTCGTTCTGGATGTATCCGGTTCAATGGCAACCGGTGTAGTAGCACTTGATGCTGCAAACGGTGAATCTGGTTATAAACTATCTCGTTTGGATTTAGTCAAACACGCAACACTGGCTACATCAAAAATGCTGGGTCCAAATGACAATATGTGCATCGTTACCTATAGTACTACATCGAAGGTCGCATTGGATTTTACATCGATGAATGACCACGGTAAATCTCTGGCGGCCGATGTTATAAAAACCATTCACGAAGACAGTTCTACTGAGTTTTGCCCAGCAATTCAGTGTGCGTTTGGTGCGATTCATCAAAAATCATCCACAGGGAGACACGTTAGTATTCTATTCCTAACGGATGGTGAAGCAAGCGATAATCCTACAGCAATTATGACAGCACTTGAACATCAAATGCTGAATATAACGAATACGACACTATCAACATTCATATTTGGAACGAATGCGAATAGCAATCTACTCAAACGTATGTCTGAAACTGGACAAGGTATGTATTCATTCATTCCCGATGCTTCAATGATTGGAACGGTATTTTCCAATTTCATCGCGAACGTCAAAGACACAGTCATTCCTTGTGCGAAACTAACCATTGATACCTTTTCGGGATGTCACGTTGGTATTTCACGTGCTGTGAATGTAATTCATAATATTCATAGCCACACACCGAAAAATATATGTTATCAAATAATCATAAATGATGACCAAAAAACACAACCATTTGAGATTGCCATAACGGTCGATAGTAACAACATTAAACATACGTATAAGATAACCAGCACAGAAGATACAAATGTTCAACAAGTTGCTATCCAAAATATGCGTCTCAAGTTTATTAAAGATATTGCGATGGCTGCTGATTCAATAACATCAATAGCAGTATCTCAAAAAATAATAGATGATTTGCGACTAAATATTAAAACATTGCTGACAACCTATCCATCGAATCCTTTTTTGGATGGAATGCTGCGCGATTTGGAATCATCGAACCCAGATGAGGCACAAATTACAAAAGCGTTTTCACAAATGGGTTGGCGTGATTCGTGGGGAAGACACTACGCGTTGTCTGTTATTCGAGCAAATATGTTGGAAGAAACCAGTAATTATAAAACACCAAGTATTGCTCCATACGCAAATGTTGATTTTGAACGTATTCGAGATTTGGCAGATGCAACATTTGTTTCGTTGCCTCCACCAGAACCGTCGATTAAACCTGTAGGGAGAAGCACATATGTTCCTTCTGTAAATGCTGCCAACAATCTAGCCGCCAACTTTTATGGTGGATGTGTTAGTGGTGAATCATTGGTGGATACAACACATGGGCCAGTTAGCGTAGGTTCTATTAAAAAGGGGGATCAGGTAGTTCATTCGCAAGGTTTTAGCACCGTGCTATGTGTAGTCGAACATTTTGTTGGCGTCGAAGAAATTGACTTTGTAGTTATGGGTGCGAACCAGCTATTGAAAATAACACACTGGCATCCAGTTCGTTCATCACATAGAACTGACCCCGTTTTTCCAATTGAATGTCATAATATTAAAACTGTTGTAGAATGTCCTACCAGAGTATTTAATCTGGTTATGATTCCGGGTGATGCGCCTTGGTATCGTATCGATGACGTGGAATGCGTTTCAGTAGGACACGGACAAATGGATGATCCTGTGCTGAATCATCCATACTATGCTTCAAAAATCGTGGATGATCTGAAAGGATTGAAGGGATGGGATGATGGGTATGTTGTTATGCACGGAAAGAAGGTTCGTGATACAAATACCGGTCTTGTTAGTGGTTATTTGTAAGGTATACATATTTATATGGCTATTTTCCGGTCAAGAACCGCCATTAGTTCTTTATCGTGTGTTATTACAATAATAGCTTTTTTATATGTTTTATACGTGTGAATTAATTGTATTACTTCTTTTTTTAGAATGGGGTCGAGCGCATTTGTTGGTTCGTCGATAATAACAATTTGTGCGTCTTGAATTAATCCATTTATAATATTGATAATTTGTCGTTGTCCTCCTGATAAATTATTACCAGCTAAACCCGCTTTTTTATTGTCAATATCGAGCTGAATTAAAATTGCGTCAATTTTAGGGAAATTTGTGCGAATATGGTTGAATTGTTTTCGACAATATGTTGGTGTTGTATCATCAGTACTGCATCCGTATAATAGATTTTCGATAATTTTCCTATCAAATAATTTCGAACTTTGATCAATATAAATAATATTATGACGTATAAAATTGTTATCGATGGTTTGAATGTCTATTCCATCAATTCGTATTACTCCATCATATTTATATAATTTAATAATCAATTTACCTATTGTTGATTTACCTTTACCTGATGGTCCTACTATACCTATTAAACCCGTTAGCGGAATATTCATATTAAAGTTAGTAAGAACTGGTTCATCATTTTTATTATATGTAAGTGATACATTTTCAAATATTATTGAATTAAATTGTATTTTATTTGCGGTATTTGATGTATTTAGAACTAGTTTATTATGTGCGATAATAGCATTTTTATAATCATTAATGATATTCTTGAAAAAAAACATTATATTATCCGCGCGACCTATAAATTCAGCAATATCCGGTATATTTTGAATCATAGCTGTATATCGCTCACGATAAATAAGTATCATTGTAAAGAAAGTTATGAACAGTGTTACATCAATATTCTTTCGTAAGAATAAATGAATAAGATAAGCAATATTAGCAAATATTGTAGTATTTAATAGTATAGTTGCTATCATACTTTCTCGATTTGATTTTGTATAAAAATTGATTGATGTATCAATTGTATGATTTATCTTTGAATTAAATGTTGTAGTTTCGTGATTATTTTGCCCACGTTGAATGATTCTATCCATATTATTTAAAATTTCCAGTAATCTATTTTCATTGTCATTTAATGATTGTTCGTATAATGAATTACTTGTATATATAATAGGATATCGATAATATATTGTTGCTGCAATAATTAGATTACAAATGAAAAATAATGAGACAAACGAAATATTTTTATAAGCAAAATATGAAATAATAACAAATAATAGTGTAATATTTGGCAAAATATATGAAATTAAATTATTGATGACTAAGAAACTCGCACTTGATATACGGTTGATAGGCACATTTAATTCGGTCATATTGATTTGTTGTAATTCTTTGTCATTATTAATACGTAAAATAATTTCAATAATTTCTGATTTAATCCATTGACGCATTTTAGATAATAATCTAAGCTGTAATAGTTTGTAAATATAATATACAATTAAATATACAACGGATATAATAATAAAATACTTAAAATACAAGTATATATCACCTACTACTAATTGTTGAACGGCATTAATAATTCCAGCAGTTAATTTTGAAATAACAGCAACGTGTAGAATATTCATAATAATACCACTAATAAGCAATGATATCGTGCTTTTTATTTCACGATGAAAAAACTTTTTCAATAAATAAACTACAATATTTGTAGATGTGGCATCCATATATATATTATGATAAAAATAAATATATGAGTAAT